CAGCAGCGTTAATGATGATTGGTTGCGAAACAGGAACGTGAGAACCGTCTTCATTCTCTACATAAACCTGAATCTGGTTTTCAGGATTTACCGGGTCAGTGTCAATTTTACCGATATAAATTTTGCCATTAGCATTTGCTTTAAAAGAACGCGCTAAAGTAAATAACTGTCTTGGTTGTGATACAACAATATTTGGCGTGATGTCGGTCATGTATTATTTCCTTAGCAATCAAATTGTTGCTTAAATGTTAAATTCAGGGTAATGCCAAAATTTTAAACCGCCATTAAATAACTGGATAAATACTGGAAGCTATATAGATACATATGGACAGATTCTTCACTTAATTAACTTCTGTATATTTTTGGTATAAAAAACCCAGCCTGAGCTGGGTCGTTGCGTTGGTTATCTGTCAGTAGCGATGTAATGAAGGTGGAAGCTCTTTATTCTTAAGTCTCATCCATGCGGAAAGGTTCGTTGGTCCGTCTGGCTCATTAATATCAACATCCCTTGTGTGATTGATTAAAATATCTCTCGCCATTCCGATAACATACGAGAACTCATGACCGTAGTCGTAGCACTTTCCTGAATAGTTAGATTGAATCTGTTTCATTGCAGGATACAGTTCGCGGAATAATGCCTGTGAGCGGTTGGCATAATCCCATAACCACACAAGGCTGTTTGCTTCTTTTGCAGAAAGCTCGTTGGTTTTCTTCTCCCGCTTACCGATGAACTCACCTCCAAGCTCATCGCCGCAGCGTGGCTACGACAATATATAGTTACATACCTAAATGGTACGATTGTTGATTTGTACAGTAGGTTTTACGATGCCATTCCACCCCACTGGTGAGGCATCAAGGATGTATAGTAAATACGACGAGGCGCAGTTTCACTTGAGGCTTACGCACGAATTACACGCTAAAATTAAACAGCGAGCGAAGATGAATAATAGGTCTATCAATGCCGAAATTGTGGCAACGATGGAGGAATCGCTATCCAAGCCGTCGCCTGTGCGGGGATATCGCGATGAAGAGGAGCGATTAGCCTCCTTAATTTCAGAGCAGGTAAAAGAAATAGCGGTTGATATTCTGAAGAGAGAAAAAACCCGCGATTAAGCGGGTTTGATTAGCAATAATCTATCCTTTTGGTTAAAAAAGTTTTCGAAGATCTACGCCATACACAGCAAGCCAAGCATCGCGAGGCCATGACTTAACTGAGCCAAAGCGTGGGTCGTTGACATCATGTGGGGTGACGTCATTCTCCCGGCACCACTTGCGAAGAGGCTGCCATTTGAATTTCTGCCCCAGCTTCTTTTCTACCGGGATAATGGCGGCGTAGTTCTTTCCTTCCCCTACCCGTTCAGCTAATTTGTTTTTGGCGCGGACGGCTGCTGATGCGGTAGCCATTGCTGTAGCTTCGCGTTTTGCTGCAATCCACAACTTTTCTTTTACCGCTCTGTCGCGCTGTTGCTCAAGAAGCCGATTCTCTTTGACCTTTAGAAGTAAATCTTCCAGAGCCTGCTCGTATGTCTGCGGTAGGATGCTTTTTACCAAGGGACGGAAGTAAGCATTTTCCAACCGTTCGAAGAAAGACCATGCTTCGTCTGTATCGACAATTTTCGACATCCGCGCTGCGCCCTTCTCCGTCCACAAAACAATTGAACGAGCTTTGTTCGAAATTTGTGCGTGACTATTAGTCACTCGCAAATTCTTCAACTCTTGGCCTTTAATAGTGAAGATGTGAATTCCTTCAATGAAGCGTCCAGCATTGCGTGACAGGTTTTTCCGAATGTTAGCCTCATCCGTACCATAACCTGAAGCCAGCGTTTCAGTCGTAACAACACGTAAACCCTCCCATTCAATCACTGGAAGCGGCTGGGGATCGACATTTGGCTCATGAACTGCTAAATTTAATAAAGTCATTGGTTGGACCCTTATGACAAGTTTCAATGGAAGCCGGTAGCTCGTAACTGTCGGCTTTTCTTTTTGCACCGTCCTGTGCGTCAATCAGTGAATCCATTCCTCACCGCGAAGCATTGCCAACATTGGCTGCGCATGCTTCACGACAATATTGCTGTTATCCAGTTCCTGTACTTCACGAAGCAGGATCTTCTTGGTTTCCACAGTCATATAACGAATGTCGTGGGCGATGTCGTATAGCATCCCTGCGTATTCTGACTTAGCCTGTTTCATTGCCGGGTAAAGTTGCTGGCTAACCCGCTGGCTCTTTTCCATCCAGAGCTGGAGATAGCAAAGGCTGATTAACTCATCATCTGTGAACTGTTTGGCGATCGGTGAATCCGTGGCTTCACGATCCAAAATATCCAGCACCCAACGGCGGAACTCTTTGGCCTTGGGCGTAGAAGCAAACATCGCCACCAAGTGAGCGCCTCGGAGTGAGTAAACTCTGACCGATTTGTTACGTAAGCTATTGTTTATCCCGTTGACCCTCATATTGAGGGTCAATGACATTGAGTCGGAAAACTCATCAGCATTACGGGCATAAATTTGGCTGATGGCATCAGTTTTTTTATAGCCGAGAGCCTTAGCTAGTTCGGTGGAGGTAAACCAGATAGACCCGCCCTCTGTTACTGGGTTAAAGGTGAATCCTTGGAAGTTGTAATCTGATTTTGCTACAATATTCATATCGATATTTCCGTCGTAGGATTTGTTCGATACCGAAGCCTGACGGTCTAGCCACCGTTGGGCTTCAACGTTTTTAATGGATGATAATTTCACCTTTCTTCTCCATATCCATGACCTTAGCCATAAAGAAATCGATCATCCCCTGAGTCGAGCGGTAGCTTTTAGCTGCGTTACTTTCCAAAAACTCACGCACTTCAGCACTTGGGCGGTAGGAGATAGGCTTGATATCTTTTTTCTTCTGTTCCATTATTCACCTCATGTAGTTTTGTTATTCAATTGCTCAATCTTCAACATTAGGTTAGTACCAGACTAATATTGAGTCAATGATTTTTTAAGGTGCAAATATGAGTTTTGATGATTCTTTTTCTAAACGAGTTGCCATAGCGCGCAACTCCATCGGTTTGACTCAATCCGAGCTTGCTAAGAAAGTAGGCGTGGTATCCAGACAGATCGCTGCTTACGAGGGCGGGGAAGCCAAGCCAAGAGAAAAGGCACTTCAAAACCTTGCGGCTGCATTGGGAACTACCACTGAATGGCTTACGCAAGGGAAAGGAGATGGCCCTGACGTTAGCAGTGTCAAGAGAACTGTTACTGTGCGCGAGATTCCTGTGCTAACACACGTACAGACAAGATTTGAATCGCTAGATGATTTACTAAAGACTGCTGCTATAAAGGACTTTATTCCAGCCCCTCCTGAAGCCAATGAATACTGTTTTGCCGTTGAAATACAAGGCGACTCCATGTCTTCCGGTGATGGGATTAGCTTTCCTCCTGGAACAATCGTAACTTTCGATTCATCGCTAGAGGCTGTTTCTGGTGACTTTGTGATGTGTGTGCTGAATGATGATTCTGAGGCTACATTTAAGCAGCTTATACTGGATCAGCGCCAAATCTACCTTAAGCCACTTAACCCTTTATACCCTATGTTCCAACCTGATTTTATCGAGGTTGTTGGCGTGGCTATTCATTCTCAGTTCCGAATCAAGAGGGAAAAACTTATCTCTCCAATGCCGCATAGCGAAGTAGAGAAACTGGTTGAAGAAGCACACAAGGTTAGCCAAGATTTTTGGTCAAATGCAAAATTTGACAAGAATACACCCTTTGACGAACGTCTTAAGCGACTAGATGAAATTGCTGATCGCCTTGAGAAATTTGCTAACTACAGCCTTTCACAGGCCCGTTATAAACACTCACCAGACAAGTAATAAGCACAAAATCACTTAACCAACCCGGGTAGGCTGCGCTCCCTTGAGTCACATGGTATCCTGCACAAAACTAAGGGGGTTGGTGTGAAGAAAAAATTTGTAAGCATTACAAAATGTGCAGTTTTTATATTTTTTATGACATTTTACGGATTTAGTACTGGCGAAGGGTTCAATCGTGATACCAATGGATTCAGTTTCTTTTGTCTGTCTATATTGGTCATAATTGCATGGGTAGAATTAAAGCAAACGTTGTTTCATGCGCTAGGTAAATAGCCATCCTTGGCTACCGGGAGGTTAATATGGTAACAGTCGGTTGGATTATTGTTGCCCTGCTTGTTGCTCTGTGGGCAAAGAATCGTTACTACTGAGAAAAGCGACAATACCAACGCGGGCGAGATTTTTCTTCTCGTCCGCTGATAGCGTATTTACCCAATCCCTATATGGTTTCACTTTCTGCATTGAAGCATCCACAGATTTCCTGGAGGCTGGAGTGCTGGCATGACCTGCGGCAATCCTTTTTGAGAGATTTTTAAAAGCCGGAGATGCTATTAATTCATCAGCAGCAGCCATTCTTGAGTTTTTACCAGAACGGAGGAGGCTAAAGAGTACCCCTGCCGTACCGGCTCCCGGCGCTCCGATGGCAGTAGTTAGCCCTTCTGCTTTAGCCACGTCTTTGCCTATTCCATATATACGCCCAAGCATTCCCTTCTCTCCCGCGAACTGATTCATCATCCGGTCAATTTGAGAGGAGGAATACACCTTCTCGCTGCCTGCCCTTTGCATGCCAGAAGCCACCTCATAGATGTTTCTCAACCTCCGTGTAGCAGGATAGCCAATTGCCCGACTCAACGCCTGCATATTTGATTTGTTTCTTGATAGCCCTCCATACCACTTAACAAATCCAGGAACACCGAGTGACTGCCCGGGCGATTTAGCGAACGTAGTGAAAGCCTTATTCATTGCGGTGGCAACAGCTGGTTGCACCATGTCATCAGGAAGATTTGAAACTAGGCGACGGAAGTCCCCGCCCTTTCCTTGAGACATATCGACGATAGCTTGCTGTAATTGCGGCACTATTCCTTTATCCAAGTCCCTGCCAAGATTTTGAACAGCGGCTGCCTGTACTGCGAATCTATTTCTCCCGATCTCTCTAGCTAAATTCCATGTATCCTCTGCACCATATTTGGCAGCAGCGGCTCCCTGATCTTGTATCAGTGCGCTTTCAAGAATTCCAAGGTGCCGAGAGTCGATGCCGCTATATGGCCCTTTATCCATCTCTTTGCCAAGAGCCCTTCCAACCTGTCGTCGAACTGCATCAAGAAGACCATAAGTCGGGGCAGTGTTTGGGTCTATTTGTTCCAAGGTCTTTGACAGTTGAGGATATAGCGATTTTAGTTTTTCTAGCCCACCGACATCATCTGCAATGTCCTCAATGGCGTTAGTGGTATGGGAGGTATCTACGGTAGCTCTTGTTGGAATTTTTGCTCTAATTTGATTGTATAGAGTGTCTTCTTGGCGCTTCAGGTTTGATCTTAACCCCTCATAAGAGCCTTTTACCTTTTGATTGATAAAGTCCTTATCAACGCTCCCACCAAAATCATTAATAAATTTATCTGCCTGCTCTCCAAGCCTACTAATGGCCTCTCGCTGTGCGTGGAACAGTTTATTCCCTGGGGTTGCAGCTAAAGCATTTTCAAACGCGCGGTAAGAAGGGTTGCTGGAGTACATGCCGGGAGTTAAAGCATCCTCCATCCCAAGATTGCGAGCGGCCTGTAGCACAGAATCATCTGGTGAAACAGCTTCCGCGAGAGCATTTAAACCAGATCTGTTACCTGTTATTGGATTCACATCTGTAGCTTTAGTTGCAACCCTCGCCATCCCACTAAGTTCAGATGCCTGAGACATTTCTGCCGATGGAGGCCTAAACCTCTTAGTAACCGCACTGGCTGCTTTGCTAATCACTGGAGATGCCAATTCAGCAATTGGACCAGCGGCAGCACCTATAGCCGCCCCTGTAGTTACATCGCCACCGGTTCCGTTAGCAACAACACCACCCTCAACCGCTCCTAGCCCTGCTGCCGTAGCCAACCTTGCAGCCCCCTTTGGCACTTGAGATATCAATCCACCACCGCTAACGAAAGGCGCTGCCTGACCAATAAACTCCCCTACATCCTGTGATGTAGATGGCTTGGCAGCTAACTTTTGTTGTATAGACTTGATCGCAGCCTGTTCTTCAGGAGTCATATCGTTAAATAAACCAACTCCCTTACCAACATCCATTAACCCATTGAGTACGCCAAACATAAAACGGTCAAAACCGTTGGCGTTATTAACTACATTTTCCTGTCTGGTATTCTCCTCTGGCGGAACCAAAGGCGATTGTTGCTGATCAGGTTGAGCGTCAAGTACAAAACCATCAGGAAGCTGTGAGTTATCAGGCTGATTATCGAGAACAAAGCCTTCGGGTAAACCTACATCGGTTGCCATTGTCCGTTCCTGTAAATGAGTTTCTGACCAGTTTTAGGGTTCGTAGCCGTTGCGCCTTCTGATATTCCACTTGGCGCAGCTTTTGTCTTCCCATTACCGCCCTGTGGTGTAGACTGCGCTGGGACATCATCAAATAGCTTCGCCTTCCTTCCTCCTAGGCTTTTTTTCAGCCCCTGAGGAATGGTATCTCCATACGTATCCAGATATTCATCTACCTGCTGGTTAAACTGCTGACCCATAGCGTTGGCGTTAATTTTCGCCGCGTTAACAATGTTATCCCTAGCCTCCTGCGACAAGCCGTTCCCTGCATTAAGTTGATCTACATATCCTTTCATCTGCCCCCATATGCCATCAGAACGCATGACCTGAACCTGTTCGCCTTCGCGAACAACTGACTGAGGGTCGAGAGACTTCATGTAATTGAAGATAATTCCAAGCTGAGCGGCACCGGTATTTACCTTACTAAGTGCTTGTAGGGAATTTGCTGCTGATTTGACGGCATTATAATTTTTGCCAAAGCTGGTAATGTCGGAGTTTAACCCCTTGATTAAGTCTGCTGATGGCTTTCCCTTTTGCCCCATTTCCATTAGCTTCAATCCCATATCATCTGAATGCATTTGTGCCCGCTGAGCCCTGTCTAGTTGAGCATTCTGGATGTTTGCCCACCCTCTGGAGTTCTCCATATCAGCCTGACGCACACTTTCGTTCAGCCTCCCCTGCTCAAGTTGGCGACCAACCATCTTGTCCTGAACAGCAAACGCCTTTTCTGGCCCAAGCGCACCGAGAGACATCGTAGTCAACATGTGTGATAGCTGTTCTGGATTCTGTACTCCAGTCTGTATCATCCAGTCTGGATTAGCGCCAACACGGTTTAACCTGTCCTTGTTATCAGTAATGAATTTACTGTAGGCTTCCGGCCCCTGAGAAAGAGCGACGTTAGCCTTCATAGCCAAATCGCCCATATCGTTACGCTGCTGCTCATTAAGACCGGAAAACGCCTGCTGTGCCTGCGCAACAAACGCCGGGTTTTCCTGAGCAAACTTAAACAGGCCAGACGGGTCGCCAGTAGCCCATGCGTTGGCATGAACCTGATTGAATGCGTTTAGCGCTTTCTGTTGCTGTTCCTGGTTATAAATATCAGCAACTCCAGCCAGACCACGCAGCCCTGTTAAAGCCACATTATTAGCGCCTGAACGGGCCAAATCATTGTTTTCGCGAATCAGTCCAAGCGTTGCGTTAATGTCGCTTGCCTTTGGTGCATTCTCATTTTGCGCACCAATGCCAGCCAGAAAACCACCTGAATTAATGCCCTGCTGCCACGTAGCCATTGATTACCCCTTAAAACAAAGAACCAAGCAGACCAATACCACCACCGATAGCCGCTCCCCATGGGGTTGACATTGACAAGGCATTGGCTATTCCACCACCTAACAATGCACCGGAGGCAGCACCACCAACAGCAGATTGCATAGCTGATGGCCTGTTGGCATTTGCCGCTGCAAGAGCCGCGCTTTGCTGTGAAATCTGGCTCATATTGTTGGCATATGTCTGTCCGGCGTTTGCCTGCCCCTGAAGCGCACCAAGACCAATATTTGCAAGGTTCTGATAGTTATTCATCTGACCTGACAGCCATTGCTGACCAAGTGTTGGGGCGATTGCTGAAAGCTGGTTACTGGTCGCTGTAGAACCAAGGCCACCTGTTGCTTCTGCCGAGGCCAGATTCTGATAGCGAGCCTGCCCTGCAAGGTCCTGGTATTGTTGGGAGTTATAGTAATTATTAAGCGCCTGCCCCTGACCTTCGAGAGACGATAAACCTTCAAGACTGCCGATATACTTATCTGCCAGAGGAGTAAACGGCTTCAGGTTGTTCATGATGGTGTTGAACTGCTGGTTTTGCAGGTCTGCGGCATACTGTGTTGCTCTTGCGGCCTCTTTTGCTCCGCTGCTTGATGAGCCGCCTTTACCGCCTTTCAGGTACAGGCGATTCTCGAGATGTTTACTCGCAATCTGAAAAATTAGCATGTTGTTACCTGTTTAAGTGTATTTTAAACCATGGAGTTTCTTAGCATTAATAACTGCTTCATTAGCCATTTCAGCAGTTTCATGATATCCGAGACTTACTCTTTTACTGTTTAAACAGAAATACGCCCAATATTTATCTCTTGACTTGTAATAATAAACACCTTTGTAACCAGTGTTATTATCGCTTCTTACTTTGGTGTTGTGCGCGTTAATACTTCTGGTAACACATCTTAAATTTGATATTGCATTATTGGTTCTGCATCTGTCTATGTGATCAATCTCACCATCAGGCCATTCTCCATAGTGGTATAGCCACGCAAGCCTATGCACAGTGTACAGCTTGCCGAGTACTCTAGTGGCAATGTATCCAGTTGAAGGTATGACGTAGTTGCAGACATCACCTGATTTTACGCCGCCACCTGAGTGCAATCTGGTAAATATTCCTGTGATGTGATCGTAGCTAAGAATTGACTTTAGAATTTCTTGAGTTAATTGATTTTCCATCATTTAAAAACTCCAATATCTCTTCTTTTGTTGATGAATATATTACCACATCATCAACCCCACAGAAATATTTGCGTATAACACCAACCCTTTTCAATCCAATTAAAGCGCAGTACATTTGCCCGTATCTGAATTTATTTGATGCATATGATGTTACGCACATCATATTTGTGTTGTCGCATAAATATTTTAGAAACATCTTGCCAATATCGACACTAAAACCTCGAAGTGTCTTTAGCAGCATTGCGTGGCAATCATATGAATTTGGTTGGACCTCTTCACAGTAAACAATTCCTGCAAATTCACCATGAACGGCAACCTCATAATATTCCTTGTTTTGATTCCACCAAAACTTAGCGCCATTATTGCTTCCCGCCACAACATCAGGGTGATTACCTACCGCTTCTATTAGGTCTATATTCCGCGTTTGCTTGAATGTAATCATTAATCAATCAACCCATGTGCACGCAAGGCGTCCTCCAAAGCCTTAGTGCGCCGACGCTCAGCAATTAGAGCATTGGCTATAGCCTGGATTTCAGATTGCGTGTAAGTATCGCTAACGGTGAATGTCAGGTCAGCATCGAATGCGCCTTTATTCGCCGTCCCTGTTGCCGCCGTCCATCCCGTCTGCCGAGCACCGATAACTTTAGTGCCGCCAACTGAATAGGACGTTGTCACGTTGAGAGGTGACGCCAGCGATTGAGAAGCAGTTGCTGACTTCGATACGTAATCAGCCTGCAATGAAGAAATAGTGCCTTCAGCAGCCGTAACCCTACCATCAAGAGCGCTGACATCAGCCTGCAAGGTGACTATTTCGCCTTCAGTCGTGGTTAGCCTGACATCCAGCGCTGCAATTGCATTGGTATTTGCAGTAATACGGATTTCATGGTTGTCTACGTCGATGCGTAACTGCTGAATTCTCGCCTCGTGGTCTGCAAGCTCAACATCCTGCTCATCGTTCTTTACCTGCGCTTCATAGGCACCTTTTCCTGCTTCGTTTGCCTTTCCTGCAATAGCGCCAACGTCAGTCCCCTGCGCGATTAGGTAGAGCAGATAGGACTTGCTGAAGACGTTGCGGGGGAGGATTGAGGCATCAAGACGGGTGGCCTGAATAATGACAGGATTATTAAGTGACGGATCTGCCATATTTTACTCCAGACGAATTTGACACCCGGATAGTGTTACTGGTGATTTGGTGATTACACGCAGTTTGAATCCGATTAATCGACGAATGCGCCCAACACGTTTCCAGATAACACGCTTGTCGTACACAAACGGCTCATTTTGTTCAATCATCTGCTCTCGACCATAGTTGATTCCGTCTGTGGTTGCAGACAGGAACAGGCGGTCAGCGTACTGCGCAACGCCTGTCGAGGATTCAACTTCCAGATCGAAGCATCTGGCGTTATCAGCCTTGAAGATGGGAGTAAACAGCAGATGTTCTTGCTGCTTGTCGTACTGACTACTAATGTCGAATTGCAACTGCCCTGTCACTGCTTCTGATTTATCGCCGCACGTTATCTGGTTGCCTTCGTACATGAAGTCGATGGCGCGATAAACATCGTCGTATAAACCTGTTTTCAGTACGCACCATTGCGGCCTGTTCTGGCTTGATGAGGCATCGTAAACCAGCACATGACGCGGGAGATGGATAATCAGCAGTTCATGAGAGTCGAACCTCAACGTCTCCATCACCCCGGTTGCCAGTTCATCAGCCGTGTATGAGCGGATAATTTTCTCAATACTGGCCGTCGCAATTGGTGAAGCCTGCCCTGACCCGATGATGTAGACGGAAGGTGCGCCAGTAGCCGGGTGACTGATGAATGCATATGAATCAGCGAATGGCGTTTTACAGTATGTTCCTGCAATGCCCTTCTGTACCATCAACGATGGCTGTGCGACATACAACGCAGCGCCAGCGGTGGTTGCGCCTGTCAGGGAGAAATACTCTATCGTTGACGAACCAAAGCAGACGATGAAGTCTCTCCATGTTCCGATGCCGATGATGCCGTCAGGCTGCGACTCTGCGCGATATTGTGCGCTGTATCGGTCAGGATGCGACTCATCTTCAAGGTCAGTGATAAACCATGAATCAGTACCGTCTTTTGACCATGCATAACGCCCACGTAAGCGAGTAATGTCACGTACTGAACCTAACTCATACTGCGTGAATCCGCTGTCTGCAGGCCAGTTTGAGACGGTTTTAACCGTGCCATCATAGCGATACTCGACCAGTTGACCATTAACGCCTACCGCCTGTGATGTCCGACCATGTGCCATTGATACGCGACCGCTTCCAGCTACATCACCTACTACGGTTTCCCCTTTGTAGAGCTTACTGCCTAAAAACGCGATATACAGCGTTCTGAGCGGTATTGTATTCAACACCACGCGATACACCATTTACATCGTTGCGCTTCGCTATGCCGGGGAATGAGCGTAAATAACCCGATGAGTTGAGGACTTCTTTCGGTGTAGCCAACATATTGATTGGTAGGTAATCAATATAGTCGGCATTCTTGAAGTCTTTACCCATTCCCTTCATCATGGGGAGTTGTTGAATCGGCATTCTGCTCTCCGGGGAAATAATGCCATTCGTTCAGATTGGCGAAAATATTACCGCTGCCTGTTGGCATGCGTGACGGGTAAGGTGCTCGTTTTGCTCTGGAAATGGCGGTTTGCTTATAGAGAAGCTCCTTCCCATATTTAGCGGTTGCGATAATTTTGGCGGTAGCCTCAAGCGCATAATCCGGAGCAATTCTGCAGGCCAGATTGTGGAATACTGCGCTGACTGCGCTTGAGCGAAGACCGTGATCATCACCTTCAGCGGGAGGATTGTCATCATCTGAGAATACATAGCCGGTGATGATGCCCTTTCCGTCCTGATACCACTCGGCCATCATCGCTTCGAGGTCATCTACGGCATCCTGCATAGACTGTGGCTCAACATCAGTGAGAGTTGCATCTGATGCTACACCAAGCTTACGCAGCGCCGCCCTGACCAGATCGCCTTTAGTCTTTATCTGCATCGCTTACCGCCTTAGGCTTGCGTCCTTTGCGTGGCTTAACATTGTCTTCGTCAAAGGGCGGCAACTTTGACGGATGGTCAAGCCAGCCATCTTTGACATATTCATGAAGCTCGCTGGAGTCGATGACCTTCATCTGAGCCATTACGCCCCACACCATGACGCTTCCGCCCGGCTTATAGATTGCTATTTTCATAGCCACTCCATAAAGAAAGGGGCCGAAGCCCCTGTTGATTACGCAGTCTGACCAGGCAGACCGACGCCGATTGCTTCCGGTCGTGTCGCGTTTACGCCGTACCACAGCGCAATACGGCACAGGCCGGACAGGGTGGAAATATCCCCCTGCGTAGCGAAGATACCGTTCAGGCCGACATCCGGGATGCTGAATGAGGTAGTTTTCATACCTGCAAAAAGCTCATGGTTGGCCGGAATCGGCTGAGACACAATACGGATGGCGTCATCAGCCCAGAACACGTTGGTACGGGCATCCTTAACGTTCAGGATGTTCACCGCCATTGCATCAGCCAGTGAGGTGTTAACGTTGGCGTATGCGCGTTGCTCAGGAGACAGAGAAACATCATCCAACGCAACTGGCTTCGGCGTGATTTCAACGTGAGTAGCGTCAACAACACGGACTACGGAGAAAGTAGCGTCCTGCGCCAGTACGTTCTTAGCCATCTGACCAAGGAACTTCACGCCAGTAAACGAAATTTTGTCGCCGCGTTTCAGGCCGGTAGTTGCAGACAGGGTGACGGTAGCAAAACGGTTATCAACGTTAACTTTGTTGCCATCGTTATCCAGTTGCCATGCGACAGGCTTGAATGACTGCGCACCGGATACAGTGATGCCAGTTGCGGTGGATTTGGTCAGCACAGGAAGTTTCGGAGAGCGCAAGACATCATCGAAGCCAGCAACCTGACGCTGAATGGTGCCATCGCGGTATGCTTCTTCAGGGATGCGCCCGAAGATATCACGCTTAGTCAGGTCATAACCCGCCTTTTTGTAGTCCTGCGGGTTGAAGAAGTACGATGTCCCCATGTCACGGTTAAGTTCGCGGGAGAACATCAGTTCTTCTGCATCGGCCACAAAGTTCCATGCGTCTGCGGTGTTCGTGCCGATAGCGTCCGGCGAAGTGATAACCAATGACCCCATCTCGGCGGCCATGTTTGCGACTTTCAACTCAACGTTGTTAGCCAGTTTGCGAGCTGCTGACTGGATGCGGTGACGATACGCAGTCTCGTCTCGCAAGTCATCTGCGCGTAACTGGAAGAAGTCGTTATCCGGCTCTCCCATGTTTACCGCGACGTTAAGCTCCAGTAACCCTGTCGCTTTATCAGTTAAATCCCAACCCTCCTGAGTGGGGGACTCCTGCTCTACAGGCATCCAGATGGTATTGCTGGAGCGCTGCATAGAAGCCGCAGGAGGGGTGTATTTCTTGGCTTTCTGCGCCATTGGAGTGATTGCGGAGATGGTGTCAATAATCTCATCCACCGCCAGTGTAACAATTTGACCTTCGTTCAAAGCCATTATCGGATTCCTTTAAGTTTTGCCTTTAGCTTGCGGTAGGTTTCCACATCTCCATTGCTCGCAGCCGCATCCATCTGTTTACGAATGGCATCTTTATTTGCTGCGCTGACATCACCGGTAATCGGCTGGTCAGCAGGGGGAGCGGAAGAGATTTGTTTACCGCGAGGCTTGAGAGTTAAGCGTTCGGATAGTCGAGTGAGTTCAATCAGCGCGGACTGCCCACCCATCGCCAGTAACTGGCGGGCTTTCTCCGGGTTTGCACCCAGGTGATACATGAGCGCGGCGGACTTCTCAGGGAACAGGCGCATAATGTCGGCCCCAACCGCAGGAGAAACCAGTTGCATAAAAGCGTCTTCTTTCTCCTGATAATCAGGGATGTTGAGTTTTTCCGCCGCGTCATAGTGTTTGCGGGCAGCTTCGACGTATTGCGCTGATTGCTGGGTAAACTCCTGAGTCTTGCGGCCCTGTTCTGCTACGGCATTGCTGCGGGCGTCCTGCGCTTTCATTAGCCATTCGGTATTAGCAGCATTGAAAGCGGCAAGCGCACGGCTGTTGTCATAGTCATATTTGGCCAGGCCTTCTTCTGACAGATAGGCATTAATATCCGGCTGAGGTGGAAGGTCAGGGTTTACCCGTAAACTCTCCGGCAATTCTCCGCGTTTAACTGCTTCCATCTGCTGCTCAAGCTCGCGCTGTCGTTTGCGCTCGATGCGGCGGCGGGCGAATTCTGCGTTCTTTGCCGGGTCTTGTTTTGGTGCTGTCTCATCGTCCTTCAGGACAATCTCAAAGCCCTCTTCCTGACCTGCATTGTCGTTGGCATTATCGACAACTAAGCTATCAGCAGATGCCGCTGCATGATCGCCGGACAGGGTTAAGTCTTCAGTTGCCTGAATTTCGGTGGTTGGTTCCATGATTAACTCTCTCTTATTGAGGTGTCTCGGCTACACTGCCGGAAGGTTGATTTTGTCTCTGCGATTGCAGGATATTGGCAATGTCCATTCGCTGCTTGTGCGTCTGTTCATCGCCTTTAAGAAGTAACTCAGCATTTGCGCGAGCGTCTTCGCTGCGGTCCTGCTGGAATGAAGCAACAGTTTTAAGAAACTCTCTAAACTCAGATTGTTTACTGAGGTCCATGTTGTTGAAGATTTCTGCGATTCTGGCAGCGTTAAGCTGGTTCTGCGCTTCGACTTTAGCAGCGTCGATTTGCAGGGACAGTGTCTGGTTCTGAGCTTTAGCCAGTTCAGCCTGCCCCTGCAGGAGTACGCCCTGAGCCTGAACCATTGCCGGGTCTTGTTGACCTTGTTTGGCTTGTTGCGCCTCTACTAACCATTGCTGCTCTTCTGGCGTTTCTGGCTTCTTAACACCCATCTGAATAAGCTGCTTATTGGCATAATCGCGCATCATCTCAACGCCTTTGCCATCAAGCAGGGTGAAGTACTGAAGCAACAACAGTTGATATTCTGGCGTTCCCTGTGGCGTCTTGCCGAGCAACTCAAGAATTTCTGCGCGGTTTTGCTGCTTCATGGACTGGAATGATGGCCCAACATCCGTGTAACACTCATAGCGCCCCCTGATATCGTTCAGTACCTGCCGTTCACCAGTGGCAAGGTCAACAACCTCAGCCATTAGCTGAACCTCTTTTTCGCTGCCATCCTCAAGGGTGATTGTCACGTTGCGAGGAACATCGTAGATGTCATTAACTATCGACTGGTAAATCTCACCGTCACGGCGCATAGCGGTAGCCAGATTATCCTGAAACACATATGTCTCAAGGTCTGCCCGCATATTGAGTTGGTTTACGGTATCGAATGCAACCTGATTACCATTAACCGACCCAGCATCTACACCAATAGTAGCAACCTCTTTTACTGCGCTGGTTGCTGCTTCCAGCATGTAGGCATTGGCCTGTGGAACTTCCGGATTTTCATAGTATGCCAGCGGCTGAGTTGGCATTTCTCCGTTGTTCTCATCCGTGCGATTGAGCAGGTAATACGGGTAATCGTCGTTACCGTCATACATATGCTCAAAGCCTGCAATCTGTTCAGGCCAGAAGAACGGCTTCTTCTTCGGAGTACGGGCCACGATGTCGGCGTTGAACGACATAATCATGTTGCGCAGACGCTGACCGTCTTTTGTCAGGCGAACGACACCCTCATACACTTCTTTATCTTCAACGAAGCCCCACTCGCCGAATACCGGAACAATGGGGATATGTTCGCCAGCAATGAGCTGCTTGTCTTTGAGTACAGCGGTGCAGGTGATAATCGATTTGTATACCCGGCGACGCTTAATCTGGCGCTCTGCAATTTTGATAAATCCACTATCAGCCAGGTCGTCGATGACGTCTTTAATATCGCGCTTAAAGTAGCTTACCGGCTCACCCGTAACCGGGTCTTGGTAGATAAACGCCGTCTCTTTCTTCTCGACCACTTCGTAAAACTCAGCGATCTGAATTGTGTCCTGCGTCAGCCATGGAAATACCCAATCGTTGGGGTTCTGGAATGATGGAATATCATCAGCATCGAGGTCGTATTTTTCTGCGAAATCCTCCCAACCATTCTGGCTCATTGAGTGGATAACTGTGCAGTGACGGGCGTCAGACTTATCCATCAGCTTGCTGTTGCTGTCCCATATAACATGGGAACAGGCACTATGGATAGGCTCTCGACGAATAACCTGATTGTTACTCGTCGGGCTTTGGTCTTCGTAGTCAGTGACCAGACGCCACGCACCTACACCAGATTCAATCTGCTCACGAACAGCGACGTTGACCGCGATTTTTGCCGTATTGTGTCGCATGTCTGTGCGATACATGCCCATCAGCACATCAGCAGCGTCAGGACTTGCTCCATCCTTTGGACGATACAGAACATCAATAGGGTTCTGACGCATCTCAGAAACG